CCGATGACACGCTCTAATCGTTTTTCGTTACGAAAGTCTCCTACTCGTTGATCTTTGCTACCTGGGCAGGGTTCTATCTTTATAGCTTCTTTTTCTTTCGGAATATTAGGAATCTCAGGTGTCGTAGGTTCTGGAATATTAGTATTGTTCACAGGCTTTTCTTGCTTTTGCTCTACAATTTCAATTTTCTTTCTGTCATAATTTATTGGAACGAAAGAAGGAATTTTACCTTCGGGACAACTATAAAAAGCTCCATTCACATCATCTTCAATTATTTGTGTATTTTTTATACTTGCATCTCTATGAGTTTTGACGCATCCAGGTAAATCTATGTTCGGTAGAGGTACATTTAAAACGGGTAAAGGGGTAGAAATATAGGTATTTACATTTATCTGTGGTATCTGCGGTATTACTATCTCACGAATTTCAGTCATACGCATCTCTTCTTCTGTAGACTTCTACATACGAGTCACATTTGGGACAGCTAAGATTCGTAACCATTGAGTACTCTTGATATAGAACAGGTTGAAAATCTTCTTCTATATCTGCATCAGCACCCCAGATTAGTTCAGTATTACAATGCCAACAGTTCATTTTTTAGGGATAGGAATAGAAGGGCCAGATATATCAGGCATTGTGTTGTCTAACACTTTGGGCATTAATGTTTGCACATTTCCCATAATCTCATTCATAACTCTTGTTTTGAATTGATCTGATGTTACATATTTGTATGCAAAGTACGTTCCACCACTCATGGAAGCTACCATAAGAAAAGAAACAATGCTAAGAATATTAGCAATTTTTTGAAACATGATTAAATTTGCAATTTTGAAAGCACTATCTTTTACAAGTGTGCTTGTATTACTGCTTATTGTAGCCCTATCCCCTCTCTACGTCACTATGGGCTTAATGACAAGGCAAATGCAAGAAAAGATTAATTAATTACTCTGTGTAATCGACTTCTTTAGCTGTATTACCTTCAGCTACCCAAGCTAAATAATCTGGACATTCTTCAGTACAAGTAATACTGAATGAGCCGTCATCTTCCACTCTTTTATAAACTTGAATAGAATCTGCCTCTCTTTTTTGTAGTTTTTGATAATACTTCATACGTCTGCTCCTGCAAAACCTAAGAAAGATGTGTTATTAGCTGCTCTAAAAAAAGCACCCGATTTATCTGTGAATCCATGACTAGAAGCAGCAGGAATAACCATTGCATTTAAAGTTGTAGTACTGTCTATCGTTGGCACACCAGTACAATTAACACTACTAGTTACCCTAAATTGATAGTCAGTTGCAGTTCCTGTAGTTTCTAAAGATGTAGGTTTAACTCTCATTTCTGTAGGAAAATTAACAATTATTTGTCCTTGATTACCTCCATCAACATTGCCAACACCATAAAAACCATGGGTAGATGGTGTAAATCTAAAATAATATCTTTGACATAATAAAAGCTCTTCAGCTATTGATCTGTGCTGGAACGAGGTGGCATGATCTGAAACCTCAAGCTGCACTCCTGTAATTTCAAATGTTGCATCATTTGTTGTGTACCATGTTGAAGTATTGTCTGGATCTCTAGTTCCACTAGCGAAAGCTGCCCATTGATTTAAAGTAGCACTCGAATCCGTATAAGTAGTTCCAATAAAAGCCCATAACTGTATTTGTAATCCAGCATTACTATTATTATCAAACTGTAAATTAGAATTTCCAGGAATTGTTTTTGTAACTTTAGTCCAAGTATTTGCACTTAAAGAACCAGTTTCAAAAGGATAGATTTGTGGAGTGCCATCAGATGTAAATAAATATCCATAAAAATTTTGTGCAACACTCGATTTAACCCAAAAAGATAAAGTGACAAAACTAGAGGTAGATGTATAATTCCAACCACTATTTGCAATATCTTGTGCCTCAAGATTGGTGTCAATACCTATGAAATCACCAGAACCAGCACCACTTGTTTGATTGCCATTAGTTATTTTATATGCAAATCTAAAACCCGAACTATAAGGTGTATCACTAGCTGATAATTCAACTTGTGCTTGAGTTGGTGCTTCGTCTACTCCTGTATAATCTGTCCTAAAACGATCAACAGTTTTTATGCCACTAGATGTAGATGACAAACCTCTTTGGGCTATTTGAAATGCTCCGTTGACCACCAAATTTTTACCCTGTCTGTTACTTAAGTTGGCAGTACACGTTCCATCGGTATTATTAACAGTAATAGCAGCCGTACTAGCTCCCACACCTTTTATCGAATTTACCTTGATCTCTGACATAGTTTAAGCTCCTTCCAATGCAGTTACCCTTGCTGTAAGGGCTGTGAGATCTGTTTCCAGTTTAGTATTTTTTGTTTCTAATGCTGTAACCTCTGCTGATAACTCTTGAACTGCTTTTACAAGCATTGGTATTACCAATTTTTCATTAACACGAATAGTATCTTCTATTATTTCTCCATTAACTTCTACAGACCCATCAGCACCAAATTGTTGTACTAAATTAGGATCTACAGTTTTTACTTCTTGTGCGATAAAACCATATAAAGTATCTTTCTCTTCATCACAAAATCCATCTATCCAGTTAAATGAAACAGGTCTTAAAGCATTTATAGATGTTAGCCCTTTATCTAACGTAGCAATATTTTTCTTAAGTCTGCTGTCAGAAACATTATAAATATTAGAACCTGTTGGAGCACCAATATTTCCCCCAGCACTAATTGTCATACGAGTTGCATCAGAAGTTTCAAAACCCAACTTTATAGGATTAGGCGTACCAATTCTTACGTTGTCGCCAGCATCATATTTCAACATGAATGTTCTGACACTACCTCCAGAAGTTTTTCCAAGTATATTAAATGCGGCTTCCCCACTATTAGCAGTATTCTCTGCTTGTATAACGCAAGTACCTCCTCCATTTTTTGATACATGAAGTTCTTCATTTGGACTTGAAGTACCAATACCTACTTGTCCACTTGTATCAATAACCATATTGGTATTAAGTGTTCCGCCAGTATCTTTGGTAGAGAATTGCAGAAATCCACCACCACCCGACTCATTTACTTGTATTTGCCCTGCTGATGCAACATTATTTGCTTTAAAATCTAATCTAGGATTTGCACTATTATTAGAAAAATCAAATTTAGCATTACTATTTCCTGTACTGATTTCAATGCCGTTTGAGTTAGGAGTAATATTGCTTACACCTCCACTAATAGTGGAAAAAGCTAGTTGACCACTAGCATTTGTAGTCAAAGCTTGTCCAGATGTACCATCTGCTACAGGAAGTTTAAATGATACGTTTGCATTTCCTGTTGTAGATGTTGGTGCTTCTAGGCTTACTGACCCACCACCTGATGCTGCGTTTAGTTTAATCTTTGCGGTCATTTATGCAGCCTCCAGTGCAGCGACTTTTGTTTCCAATACTTCAATTTTAGCAACAGCTTCTTGTAATGCAGCAGTAAGTAAGGGAACAAGTTTACTTTGATCTATTTGTTGAATTATTGGATCATCATTATCATCAACAGCATCTTTTTCACCCGTTATAGCTTCTGGAACTGCTGGTGTGACTTCATGTGCAAAAAATCCATCAACTCTTGTAGAAGCATCAGCTTTCCAATTAAATCTATATGGTTTTAAAACCTTTAGTCTTGTGATGCCATCTGTTATTGGAGATTCATTTTCCTTTAATCTATAATCTGAACCTGTATTATATGTTGTACTAGTTGTTCCAGATTTACCAATACTACCGATCTGTGTTCCACTACTTCTAAATTCTTGGAATCCCTGTCCAGAATCAATCGTATTATTACTTATTACTGCACCTTTATTATTTCCTGATATAACAGTTTGTCTCACTGTAATTCCACCAAGACTAGAAGGGTCAATACCATGTGGCCCAAAACCAATATGACCATCATGGTCGATTCTCAATCCCTCAACAGCATTATTAGATCCATCTCCGTCTTGTCTAAAAAGTGCTAGATAACCTGTTACATCTGCACCTTGATTTCTTCTTCTTCCACCCACACCACCAAAAAATATAGGATCTCCATTTTCTTTTGTTCCTTTAAATATGATTTCACCACCGCTATTAGTTGGTGTATTCGTATCTGAATTTTGTAAAGTTATTGTTACTGGGTCGTCTGCATTTTTAATATGCATAGCTGTAGCTGGACTTGTAAGACCTATACCAATTTTTCCATCAGAGGCTATTCTTAATTTTTCACTACCACTTACTTTAATAGGAAAATTTGAAGGCACATCTAATGATCCAGAACTATCAATAGTTGCTCTAGTCGTTCCACCCGTATTTATATTGACAGTATCAGATGCGTATGAGATTCCACTATTATTATCAGTTCCTTTTATAGCTGGTGCGGAGGCTGATCCGTCAACTCCGCTTATACCAGTTGTTCCATTAAGAGATAGAGCCATAATTAAACGATAGAGACTACTGAACCAGCAGGAATTGTAAGAGTTGCGTTAATGGTCAATGGGCCGAAAACTCCTGCATTTATATTAGACGTTCCATCACCGATTGTATAGTCATTGTCCATTTGATTTTCATTTTCGTGAAAAATAGCTTCGCCTCCACCTCCAGTAGCTCCGCCACCTCCACCAATAGCACCCCAAGCGTTTGTATAACCTTCAAATTGTCCTAGATCAGAGTTATATCTAAATTGCCCTGCTGCTGGTGATCCTGATCTTTGTGCAGTAGTTCCTACTGGTATTTTTAAAAATCCAGTAGATGACATCGTAACATCACCTGTCATAGTAGGTGTTGCTGCTACAACTAAACCTAAATTAGCTTGTGTAATATTTCCGATAGTTGTAAACGTACCAGTTCCAGAAGATACAGAAGTACAAATCTTTAATAAATTAGTGGATGAATCTATATGAGGTTGGAATTGAACTACATTTGCATCTCCTGATGGATCTCCACTTGCAGAGTTTATTGTTCTTAATGCTGTAAAAATATCATTTATTCCTGCACGGACATTAGCACCCGTTCCATTGGCTACATTAAAATTATTACCCGTTTCTTTAGTTGTACTATTGACTCTTGCCATTTCGGTAATATTTTATTTTATTTTATCATCCCTTACCAAATCCGACAGCCTGATAAGTGAAATTTCTATCAATCGAAGCATTTGATGAATTTTTAAAATGAACAGTAAATCCTGTGCCACTAATATTAGATAATTCAAAGAAATCGCCACTTGCCATATTTTGTGCAGTTATTCCAATTGAAGGTAAATTTGAATTTACTCCGCCTATAGCAGAAGTTCCAGTAAAGAAGGCATGGTCAAATGTAATAGCTTTTGCCCCTGCTCCAGATGCAATAGTTGTTGTACTTTGTTCAGTTCTTCTTTGGAACGATGCTGTGTAACCTAATTGAAATACTCTTATATCTTGGTCAGGATCGTCACTTGTTAAATTTACTTTAAATTTAAAACCTCTACCTTTGTAAGTTCCGTTAGCAAATGTTTGGAACGCACTGTAAGTAGGCGATCCAGTTGAGGGGTTATCCTGAGTTACTGCAACTAGCATTTCAGCATTAACTTCTGTAGCAGTATCTCCATCAAAATTACCAGCACCCTCTAGAGGAAAAGCATTTTGTCTTGAATCAAATAAATCTGAAGGGAAAAAAGCTTCTGTTAAAAAATGACGTTTTAAATCAAGACTAAATACACTACCTAAATCTAAGAAAGCTGTACCAGGAGCACCTCCAAATTCGTATGTACCTAAAGGTTTTATTCCGCCTATATCATCTAGCGAAGCAATAACTGGATCATCAATCCCAGTTCCTATAGAAACCCCTATATCATCAAATTGCCCTGCACCAATTAAGTTAAGGGAATTAGTTGTTGCATCAAAAGCAACATCAGTTTTTGTTCCTTGAAACTTTGGAGTGTCTAAATCTTCTCTTCTTGTTAAAGCGACTAAAGGTGCAAGATTATCAGGTAGATCTATTACAACACTTGCTTCTCCTGCACTAAATCTACCCCCATCATCTTGAAATTTTAAAATATACTCTCCTTCAAGTAATGGAACAATAGCTTCTGTTGTATTACCAGCTAATGCTTTTACTAAATCAGTAGCATTTGAAAATGTTCCCGTTCCATCAGTTTTAGTTGAGTGTCTTACATAAACTCGCCCACCATGAGTAACATCTATATCTGCTGATAAATTCCAACGTAATCTTACTTGATTAGAGTTTACTGGTTCACCTGTCAATCCAGTGACATCTCCTGGAATAGCACTCTTTCCTACA